CGCTTTTCCGGCCGGCCAGCGGTTAGTTTCGACTAACTAACTATTACAGAAATATTACAGCTTTGCGCGGCCTTCCTCTGTGAAGGCGTTTTTAAGAGCTAAAACAACCGGCCGGTTGCTTATATCGCTTAAAAACGGCTCTACGGGGCGATGCGGAAAAAAGTGCACAAAAAGTTAAGCCGAATTGTTAATTCTAGGTTAAGAAACACCCTACGAAAACGTTTTCAGTGGGCCGAATTAACATAGCCATAACACTTTGACTTAACTTTTTGTGCAACTTTTTTTCTCTGTTGGCCGCCAGCATTTTGAGGGAAAATAAAATATGAAATAGTTTTGTAATAATTGAATAGTTTAGTAATATTTAACAGGCCAAGGGTTTGACTATCTTTGACTTTTGACTTTCATCATAGTAGCATAGTAAAGTGGTAGTATGATGATAACGGGCCGGCCAGTTAGTTTAAGCTAACTAACAAAAGTTAGATATAACTAACTATGGGGTCCCCCGTATATTATACCACATCAATGTTAACTGCGTATTATCGCCATGTTAAAACTTTATGACTTTTTCAATGTTAAGAACGTGTTAATTGATCGGCCGGCCGAGTTAGTTTACACTAACTAATCAACTGGTGATTGCGCAACCTGGAATAGAATCAACCTAGAATAGAATCAACTTGAAGTAGAATCAACCTGAAGTAGCAAATTCTACCATAGGTTGAATCTCACAACTTTACACAAACTTCATCAAAAAATGCTTACCAGTTAACATTGATCTGCTATACTATACACAGTTGAAAGAGAGGTGCTTGAAATGAAGTTCACTAAGGAATGGTTCGAAACTGAGGGCGTCGCGATTCGCGAACGCTGCGAAGCTGCCGACATGGTCAAATTCTGCTGGACCGCGGGCAAGCTGGTCTATGCGGTGACCATGAAGCACATCCCGCGGAGCTGGGTTAAGGTCGAGCGCGCGGCCACGTCCAAGGGCGGCAAGCTGAAAGCGCGGATTCGCCCCAACACCCGGGAAAAGGCCGCCCTGCTGGACCTTCCGACCTGCGAAGTGCTGGGCACGCTGGACGCGCTGGAAGCCGCCTACCGCGAAGCCTATACCAAGGCGCGCGGCAAGGCCGCCCCGAAAAATCTGGGCTGGGTTTACGAGTGCGCGATTACCGAACGCGCTGGGCAGGTCTGGGAGCCCGACAGCGTCCCCTTCTGGAAGGCTCCGGATGTGCTGGACCACGGCATCGGGTATCAGGTGAAGGGCGACGGCGCCGAGTACTTCACCGAGAAAAATCTCGAAGGGTGCATGGCGGCGATGGGGCTCTAAGCCCCATCCGCCCACCGGCCCGAAAACTTAACTTGACAAACAAGCTCCAACCTGCTATAATGAATACAGAAAGTGAGGGAAACAATATGAAGAAGTTCCGCGGCACCAAGTACGCCCACATCGGCACCAGCTACACCCCGCTGCTGGACGCGGAAATCGACCGCGTCGAGGCGCTGGTTCTCAACCAGCAAGCTCGCATTAGCGAGCTGTCCCTGCGGGTTCAGCGCCTGCTCGGGATCAATCCCGAGCAGGAGAGCTAAAACTTAACTTGACATCTACACAGAAACATGATATAATAGACACATCAAAGGAAAGGAGAAAACAAAATGTTCGAGATTTACAAGATCAGCACTGGCAGGGTCATCCTGTCGAGCCTCTCCCTGCGCGAGGCGCAGGCGCTCCGCCTGACTTGGGCGGATCGGGAGGACTTGATCGTCCGCCCGATGGCCTAACGGAGAGCACGCGCTCTCCGCTGGCCGGCCCGTCTATTAACAAACTCTTAACTTGACAAATCACAACTCCTGGATTATAATATATACAGAGGTTGAGGGAGGGCAAAGCCCACAACGGGTGAGACCCATGAGTGTCCGTAAGTCCTAACCGATGAAACCACCGCAAGCCGAAGTCCTCCTTTGCGGTATATAAATGTGCAGGCAACATACGCGCAGGCTCTGGAAGCGCTAGGCTAGAAGGATGGAGCCACCGAGAGGGGAAGGAAAAGCCCCTCTCATTTTCGGGCCGGCCCGTTATTTAACATACTCTTAACACAAAACCTATTGACTTTCCTGGCGCGATGGTGTATAATAGTATCAGAAAGTGAGGGGAAACAAAATGAAAGCATGGCAAATGTGGTGGGTAATAACGTTCATCGGCATCGCGATTCTTATTGTTTGTGAACTCATGGGTATTCCAATTGATTAACACAAACTTAACTTGACAACCATCAACCAATCTGCTATAATAAATACAGAAAGAACGAAGGGAGCAATTCAAATGAAGTTCTATATGGTAATGTGTCATCGGGGTCATTGCGGCGTAGGCCACAGCACTGAAATCAAGTTCGCAATCGCGGCGAATAACCTTCTGGATGCTTGCGACAAGGCGCGCAGGATGCCAAGTGTAAAACACACGCGCATGGCAATCTATGGCAAGGAAATCACCGAAGCCGAATATAACGAATATCGCAAAGTCAGCGCTTACGAGCGTTTTGACCAGCAGAGCGCCAAACGACAGAGAGGACGCAGACGTTAAGTCTGCGTTAACCTTCTGGCCGGCCTGTAAGTTAACATAGAATTAACTTGACTTCTTAATAAGTATGGTGTATAATATATACAGAAAGTGAGGAAAGAAAATGAAGTTTTTGATGATTCCGTATGTGTTGGTTGCTTGCCTGTTTGGTTTCTTTGGTATTGTTCACGCCGATGATGTTGATGAAAATGATTGCTTCAAAGTGAATTGGCGCATGCTTGTTTTCCTTAGCATGATGGTGCTATCACCTATCGCGGCAAAACTGTTTGGTTTGCTTTAAGCAAATCTTAACTTGACAACTCACCCACAACATGCTATACTATACACAACAAGTGAAGGGAACACTATAAAACCAGAAAGGAAACACTATGCGTATTCAAATAAGTTTTCTGCTCGTTCTCACTGGTTTGATTGACTTTATTCTGTGGTCTATGGGCAAAGTTCCTTATGGCGCTCTGTGTTGGGCAACGCCGCTAATTTTCGGGATTATCGTTGCCATCATTGAACAGGTTTGTGATTAAAGAAGGCGTTAAGCCTTCTTTAATTTTATGTAAAATTCGTGGCCGGCCCGCGACTTAACAAATAATTAACTTGACTTCCTTCTAAAATTATGTTATTATATATATGTCGAAAGGAAAGAGGGAGTGATTCCATTGGGCTAAAGCAAGGGGCAACAGACCACTTGGCGGTGGAGAACTGACCCCACCATTACGCGAAAACCGTTCCCCATTGACCTTGAGCAAGTCAATGATGTTTGCGCCCACCGCGAGAGACTGATCAACTCTCGCGGTTTGTTATTTCAATGTTAATTTTCTGGCCGGCCAGGAATGTTAATTCTATGTTAAACATCCCAAAATTACTTGACATTTTATTTCATTAGTGATATAATAATTACAGAAACAAACGAGAGGGGAAATCCTAAAATGACAAAGCACAATACTTTTCAGACTTGGGAAGATTTGACCGACCAGGAGCAGGTTTACATGTGGTGGGATTACAACGCGGCTAATCCCGATAATGAGATTTCATTTTCTGAATTTAATGAAATGATGACGGGATTCATTTTCGAATGAATCCCGAATTTCATTTTGTAAATTTAATGTTAAGTAATTGGCCGGCCAGTGAGTTAGTTTCCTCTAACTAACTGTTAATTTCATTTTAAGAAAGCACCCGGCCCGCCGTGTTAAGTCTATGTTAAATCATCCTTTAACCTCTTGACTTTTGCCGCCGCTCGGTATATAATATATACAGAAAGAGGAAAGGAAGTAAACAAAATGAAGCAGACGATTTGGAATAAAATGCTTTAATGTTCCATCCATCAAACCACAATTTATATGGAGGTGGTAATATGAATTATAATTTATTACCTAATGAAGAAATAAAAGTTATAGAACAATATCCTAATTATTTAATCACTTCTTTTGGCCGAGTATGGAGTAATCAAAGCCAAAGATGGCTAACACCCACAATAAATAAACGCGGCAACCATCAACGTGAATATATATCGTTAGGCCGTGGCAATAAAGAATATATCCATAGATTAGTAGCAAAAGCGTTTATTCCAAATCCAAATAATTATGATGAAGTAGACCACATCGACGCAAACGGATTAAATAACCACGCAGATAATTTAAGATGGGTTACTCATCAACAAAATATGAGTAATGAAATCACAAAAGAAACAGTAAAACAAAACACAGGTTATTATTGTGAGATAGAAGAAATCGCAACAGGTAAATTATTTATTGGATATAAGGCCGCAGCAGAATATTCAGGTTTACACGAAGAAACTATTCGTAATCATACTAAAAATAAAGTAAAAAACCCCAAATGGAGATTAACAGGTAAACGCATACGACCCGAAGATTAACTTCGGGTTAAGCTTTTGCCCGGCCAGCAACTTAACAAGAAATTAACTTGACAATAGGGGGAAAGTGGTATATAATATAATCAAGAAAGAGAGAGGAGCAAACGAAAATGAAAAGCAACTGGATTTACTTCGATCTTGACGGAACTATTGTTGACCTCTACGGCGTTGAGAATTGGCTCCCGATGCTGATTGACAGCAACCCCGCGCCCTACAAGCTGGCGGCTCCGCTGGTCAACATGAACAAGCTGGCGCGGACGCTGAACAAGCTCCAGCGAGCTGGTTACAAGCTCGGTATCATCAGCTGGCTGAGCAAATCCAGCACTCCCGAATATGACAAGGCTGTAACCGCCGCAAAGCTGTGGTGGCTGAAAAAGCATCTTAATTCGGTTAACTGGGACGAAATCAACATCGTCGCCTACGGTCGCAACAAGTGGGAAGTGTGCGGCGAGGGCATCCTGTTCGATGACGAAGCCCCGAACCGTGAAGCGTGGGGCGGCAACGCCTACCACCCCGATGAAATGATGAAGGTTCTGTCAAGCCTGACCGCTTGACAGAACTTTTAACACACATTTAACATTTCCGGCCGGCCCGATTTTTAACATAATCTTTACTTGACTTCTTCCTGAAATCCTGCTATAATAATTACAGAAAGAGGGGATGCGAGACGAATTGGAATCTTGATGAAATTAGGAATTGGATTAAGCGCCAGCCCGCTTCACCCAAAATCAAGCGGATGCGCGTTAACCTTTTCGACATCTATCGTTATAACGAGGACTACGAAAAGATTTACCAAATGGTCCAGGATTTAACAAAGAATTAACTTGACTTCTTCCACAACTTCTGCTATAATAAGTACATAAGAGAAGGAAAACTCTTCCAAACCAGAAAGGGAAACAACATGACTAAGATGGAAATTCGCACCAACGTTAAGACCGCCGTCGCCGAGCAGTTTACTGAGTTTTTCGGTAATGCCATCCAGATTGACGATTTCACCTACGCCATCCCGATGGGCACCGCAGAGGACAACGGGCATCCGCTGTTCGCCAAGGTTGAGATTTCCTGCCCGAACTGGTATGCCACCGCCAAGACCGAAGCCTTCGATGTGGATGCCAAGGTCGCCGCGTTCAACGCCGAACTGGCAGAGCGCGCGGAAAAGGCAGCGGAAAAGGCGCGCAAGGCCGCCGAGAAGGAAGCCAAGCGCAAGGAGAAGGAAGGGGTTTAACCCTTCCTTCTTTTGTTATTTCTTTGTTAAATTTCTGGCCGGCCCGCGGCTTTACCTCATCTTAACAAATCCTAATATCAACATAGCCACGACACCAAACAGCCAACCACGCCCAAAGAAACAAGCAAAAAACATCATAACCGAAACGCCCAGCACCCAAACCTTCGCAAAATTCTCATTCATTGTTCTGCCCTCCCTGTTTTCTATATATAGTATAGCACAAGATTATAAGAAAGGCAAAGACAAAGTTAAATCTATATTATGACAAAATTTAGACAGTGCCCGGCCAGGTTAGTCATAACTAACTATTAAGAAAAAGAAAAGAGGCTTACGCCTCTTCCTTCTTAACTTTAGCCTTGGCTACCTTGGCAGCCTTTTCGGCATCCTTGACAGCCTTGGCATCAGCCTTGATGCGCTTCTCGGCTTCCCACTCTTCCGCAGCCACGAAGGGGTCGAAAGCCTTGGACACCTTGGTGTCCTTCCACGCCTTGGACTTGACGGTGACTTCCGTCCAAACTTCCTGACCGTCAACGGTCTGGAGGATGGCGAAGGAACCATCAGCGAACTTGACAGCATCGTTTTCATACAGAGCGGGCATGATAGCAGAGATGGTCATCTGGCGAGCGGTGGACTTGATTTCGTTAGCGTTCATGTTATTCCCTTTCTGGTTTTTTAGCCTTTTCCTTGGCTTCTGTAGATATTATAGCAGAGATTCAGCGGATTGTCAAGTTAAGTTTCTGTGAACTCTCTCGCTTATCCGTCCTTACCTCCCTGCCCTTGGAACAATTATATTATAGCAGAAATTCCGCCAGGAGTCAAGCACTTTACAAAAACTTAACATTTTCGGGCCGGCCAGCGAGTTAACATAAAGTTAACTCACCAGCCGCCGCGGTTTACGACTTCTTCAGTCATGGCATAATCTATAATACATGCCTTGCCATGGCGGATGCCCCAATTATAATGATGGATGTCCCTATCAAATTCATGCACCCATTTCAATTCATCAGTAGTAAGATACTGATTAATTTCACCCTTGTGATGCGTCGGTCCGATGTTGCGAATACGCGGCATGATGCTAAATACTTGCCCGTGAACCACGACGAGAGAAGTCTCAGCCAACAAGTAATCATAACCCTTGGACTTCGCGTAAAGATAAGCGTCATATTCATCCATACAGCCGCCGAGATCCCGCGCACATTCTTCATCGTAATCCCACTTCACGACATAATCAGAAGTGATAAGAGCGATTCGCGCCGCACCATACATGACTTCTACCTTGCGGCTATGATCGCGGTTATATTCTGCTATGCGTTCTTCAACTTCGGAAAAGTCAAACAGCACGTTCTCAATGTAAGGCATAACAGACTTGATGAAACGAGAAGCACGCACACGATAATCAGATTTCATTTTCGTTTCTCCCTTCGTTTTTCTATATATAGTATATACCCATTCGCCCATAATGTCAAGTTAAGTTTATGTTAACCTCGGGCCAGCCTAATGTTAATTTCATTTTAATTTCTCGGCCGGCCCGCCAATGTTAAATCCAGGTTAAATGTCCCATTAAGTGCTTGACTTTCATTTCAAATTCTGCTATACTATATACGAAAGGGAACGAGAGAGGGCAAAAAGTTCCGCGGCGTTGCGATAAAGGCACACGAAAATCGCCCCGAATTTCACGAAATCTTAACTTGACAAGGTTGAGAAATTGTGATATAATAAGGATGTTGAGAGGGAATGAAAAATCCGACCTTAACAGCAAGAGTGCGTGAGTTCCTCACCACGTTCCCTCTCAACTTCACAAACTCTTAACTTGACATTTGATAGCGTTTCTGCTATAATAAAAGTGTCAAGAGGGCAAGGGACGGACAGTAAAGGATGGGTAACCAATCTACTTAGTTAGAGAGCGGCTAAACCGCAAGTCCCACGGCGACGCCGCGAATGGTTAACAAACTCTTAACTTGACATTATAGCCAATCGGTGCTATAATAAATACATCAAAGGGAAGGAAAACCCACCAAACCAGAAAGGACACTACACTATGAAGAAGAACACCATCACCGCTCTGTATAACTACTTCGTGAACTCCGACGACACCGTTGACCTGTCCACCGTGGTCGAGGACATCCGCACCGAGTATGAGCGCACCGTCGCCAAGTCGCAGGCGAAGGCGAACGCCTACGAGGTCGCCAAGCCCATCGTGTTCGGCGTGATGACCGAGCCGATGACGGTTAAGGAGATTTTCGCCAAGTGCAAGAACGACCTGCCTGACGATTTCACCGCGCACAAGATTCAGTATGCTCTGCTGAACTACTGGCGCGACGAGGTTGTCAAGATTGACAACGGCAAGTCCGCTTTCACCTACATGGTGAAGTAAGACTAACCGCCCTTCGGGGCGGTTTTTCTTTACATTTCATTTTGTTAAGGTTTCGTTAATTTTCGGGCCGGGCGCGAAGTTAACAATCATTTAACTTGACCTCTTGGCTTTTATAGTGTATACTATATATAGAAAGTTGAGAGGAGAAAACAACAATGAAGAAAGTAACTTACATTAATGAAATGCCTTATGAGTATCGCCCCGAGCACAAGCGTGCTCCTTATTACATTCCCGCAATTAATAAATACCGTAATCACGGTGAACTATGTGAGCACATCGCAAAATATTATCGGGGTATTTTTACAGAAGTTAACCCGAATACTTCTTTTGATAAGGGTTCTGATATTGAATCTGAACACGCCAGCGTTAAATCTTCTCGTTTCGGTCTGGCAGAAAATTATGGCGGTGCCTCTAATCGCTCTGACGCAATTAAATATTATTTCAAACATGTGGCTTCTTCTCTTTTTATCTATGTAGAATTTGATGAAGAATCCCAAATTGTTACTGAATATCAAATGAATAAAAGTGAATTTGGCCGCTTTATCTATAACTTTATTTCTGCCCCGTTTTTCCATAAGAATGGAAAAATAGAATTGCGTGGTTTGAAAACTTCAAAAAAAATGATTAAATGGTTTGAAGCACAGTGTTAACTTTGAGTTAACACTTCGCCCGGCCCGCGAGTTAACACAATCTTAACTTGACTTTCAGCCCTCGCAGGTGTATACTATATACAGAAATTAGGAAAGGAACTAACTAAAATGATTCTTAACATTACTGACCGCTACATTTTGATTCTTGACGTTGAAACCGCAAACGACACGACCGACGCCATTGTTTATGACATTGGCTTTATGTTGGTAGACCTTTACACTAGCGCAGTCTGCGAACAGGGTTCTTTCGTGATTCGTGATACTTTCGTTTACGAGCGCGAACTCATGAAAAGTGCGTATTACGGCGATAAGATTCCCGAATACGTTGCCGACATCCAGCAGGGCAAGCGTCAAATGATTGACTTCCTGACGGCGTGGCATCATATCCTTGACATAATGGAAAAGTATGATTGCCATACGGTTGCGGCGTATAACTGCCATTTTGACCGCAACGCCCTGAACACCACGCTCCGCTTCTTAACGAAATCTAAGCATCGTTATTTCTTCCCTTACTCTACCAACTTTGTATGTATTTGGAATATGGCATGTGAATCCATCTGCCAAACCAGCGAATACAAGACGTTTGCCGAAACTAACCGCCACTATTCCAATCACGGCAAAAACTACCGCGCCACCGCCGAGACTGTTTACTCTTTCTTAACAAATAATCCTGACTTCCACGAGGAGCACAAAGGTTATGATGATGTTAAGATCGAGAAGGAAATCATGGAAAAGTGTCTGGAATATGACAAGAACTTTAAGGGAATTAAGCGAAACTGTTGGATGAAGGTAAAACGGGGAGCCCTCGCTCTCCGTTAATTTTTTGTTAATTTTCGGGCCGGCCCCGATACTTTACAAATACTTAACTTGACTTTTCTCCTGGATTTTGATATACTATATATAGAAAAAGAACGGAGGACATCAAGATGATGAATTACACCAAGACGCAGGAAACGGCTATCAACGACTATCTGGCGGAATGTATTAAGAATAACTATCATTGTCAGCATTGCGCGAAGAATGACAACGGCATTTGCTTCTTCGCTTTCCAGTGCTTCGCAAATGATATGATGTACTTTGACGAAGGGGATGAAGATTATTACATCCCCGATGATGTAGACGAAACTAACTATGACCCATATTGCGGTTGTGATATGTTTGAGATTTGCGGCTCAATTGATGAGGAATGGTAATTAACCATTCCTTAACATTGGGCCGGCCCGCCATTTAACACAATCTTAACTTGACTTCCGCGCGCAAATCATGTATACTATATACAGAAAGTGAGGGATATTATTATGTTAGTGTTTAGCATTATTATTTTCGTCTGGGGACTGTTAGGAATTTGTGGTTTGATAAATTGTAAAAAAGAAAGGATAATTTGGGAACTCTTAATTTTTGGAATTATGATTCCTTTTCTGCCTGTTTCTGCTAAACTATGCGGTTTAATATAAACTTAACTTGACTTTTAATATAAATAGATATATACTATATACAGAAAGCGAGGATTATAAGATGATTAAAGAAGTAATTTTATGCGGCATCGGTCCATTAATCATATTAGGATTATATCTTTGGTTCGTAATAAAATCTTAACTTGACTTTTATTTCCCAATCTGCTATAATAATTCCAGAAAGTGAGGAAAACGAAATGGAAAAGAAAAATCAGAATCGCGAAACTTGGGTTGGCTATCGTCCTTCCGTCATTCCCGCGAAGAAAAAGAACAAGAAGCACGAACGCAAAGAGGGTAAGCAGATTTGCCGCAACGCTATGAAAGGAGAAAAGGAATAATGAAAACAAATCTTGAACGCGCCGCCGAACTCATTGCCGCTGATATTCGTAACCTTAATGATATTGAAAAGTATTGTGGGTATCCTGAATTTTCTCGTGGAGATTATTACGACCGTAACATTCTTCAAATTATTCTTGAAAAAATCTTGTCTATTGAACACGAACGCCAGCGGAAGGAGAACAGTTAGTTCTCCCTAACTCCGCCCGGCCCGAGATTTAACAAACTTTTTACTTGACTTTTCCTGGATTTTGTGTTATAATAAATATAGAAAGTGAGGAAATGGAAATGGAATTATTTATGTCGTTAACTTTTCTCGCGCTCCTCGTGGCATTCTTTGTATGCGTAATAATCAACTTAGGTAAGGATTTTTGGAATTAACAATTTCTTAACTTGACTTCTCCCGCCGAATCTGCTATAATAATTCCAGAAGGTGAAGGAAAACACCACAAACCAGAAAGGATAACGCCCATGAGTAAAGCATCTCTTGAAACCGAAATCCGCAATCAGGTTCTCCAGACCGTCATCAATGCCGTGAACCCCATCAGCGACATTCTCCCCATCAGCGCAAGCGAACTTGCTCTGCCTGTCGTAGACAGCGAGGGCAACGAAAAGTTTGCCGTTATCAAGGTCACCATCCCGCGCGGTGAGCGCGACGGTAACGGCGGTTACATTCCCTTCGACGGTTACGCCGCCGCCGAAGATTGGAAACTTGTGCTTGCCGATCGCGCAGACAAAGCGGCGAAGCGCAAGGAAAAGGCGGAACGTGCCGAAAAGGAAAAGGAGCGCAAGCGTGCCGCGAAAGCCACGATTCGCAAACTGAATACCGAAGGCTTTAAGGCTCTCATCTCAAAGCCTATTGAAGAGGAAGGTAATTAACCTTCCTCTTCATATTTCCATACATATCCAAATGCGGATTTTCTACGACCTTTACAAACAGCGGTTATACTACTATTATTTTTTTCTTTACCTAAACTTAAATTGGCCTCAACAATACTGTTATAAATATTTAACAACTGGCCGGTCTGTTTATCATACTGTCCTATTTTAACTTTCCAATGTTTTGATGAAAAAACAATTTCTATTTTAAGTGGAATAGAATCATCTTCTTTAAAACGCCAAAAATAATTTTGGGTTTTATTTCTTTTACCTTCACATACCGCGAAAATAGATGTAGGCGATTTTAAACCTACCGCATCGGCAGCCTCTTTTATACTTTTATACTCTTTAATAAAATTACCTTTTAAATCATATTGTAATACAGGAGTGTTTTTCCCTTGATTGTAATAGGCTTCTCTATCTATTTTACTAATTAATTCTTTTCTATTATATCCCGCACCTTCTAAAATATTTAGTAAGGTTTTAGAAGAACAACCAAGATATTTTAAACTGTCTTTAAAACATTCTCCACTATTTTTATAATAATCAATTACTTCAAAATAATCATATTTGCGAGAGCCTTCTCCACCATAAGTAATATTATACCCTTTATCTTTGTTTGTAGTATCATATAAATGAATATAATATCTTTCTAATTCCGTCGCTTCTTCAAAAGTTAAATCATCTCTTAAAATCTCACTACTAATATTTTCTAATCCATACTTTTTAATAGCATTACTAAAATATTCATTATAACCGCTTTTCATTCTTTGTTTTAAACTATATTGAGTAATCCCTATATATTTTTTATTACTTGGTGTGGTATAGCAATATACTTTCCACATAATACCCACCTCCTTTCATTTAATAAGTAATATTATTCGTCGCGTTTCCGTGCTTTTTCTTCCAAAAGTTTAATTTTATGTTAAGAACCCACCCGGCCCGTAATGTTAAGAATATGTTAAATCCTCCTGGAAATGCTTGACTTTGAGCGGAGATTCTGCTATACTATTATTGTTGAGAGGGCAGGAACGGACAAGGCTTTGGCGCATGAGGGCGTGACGATGTGGAAGGCGAAAGCCGTTATACCAATAAGCACAAACAACAGGGCGGTGGGACGCGAGTGGTTCTGAAACTCTTAACAAACTCTTAACTTGACAAACTCCAAGATTTCTGCTATAATGATTACATCAGAGAGGGAAACGAGAGGTTCAAAGTTCACGAAGTTCCGAGAGAACTTAACAGAGACTTAACTTGACAAACTGCTCCCAATCTGATATAATAAAGACAAGAGAGGGGAAGGAAAACCCCACAAACCAGAAAGGGAATCAATATGAAGAACACCATGACTTACTCCGTTGCTCTGTCCACCGCCATCGAGACCATGAAGGACACCATGCCCGAAGTTGCGGAGCGTCTGACCACTCTGCGTGAAACCCTTGCGAAGCGTTCCCAGCGGAGCGACGATTCCAAGGCGAAGGCTTCCGCGAAGCGCAAGGCGCAGAACGCCGAAAAGCGTGCTGAACTGTGCGCGCAGGTTCTGCCGATTCTGCGTGATACCATCACCACGGACATGACGGCGAAGGAAATCTTCACCAACGCGCAGGAGCGTCTGCCGCAGGATTTCACTGTGGCGAAGGTTCAGTACATCCTGCTCCACGAAATGCGGGATGAAGTCGTCAAGACCGAAACCAAGGGCAAGGCGAACACCTATCGCCTTGCGGAGTAAAGAAAAGGGCGCAAGCCCTTTTCTTTTTACGCCGAGTTAGTCTAGGCTAACTCGGGCCGGGCAATGTAAAATGTTTGTTAAATAAATGGCCGGCCCGCGATTTAACATAATCTTTACACGCCAAAGTATTGACTTTCACTGCGATTTCTGCTATACTATTATTGTTGAGAGGGAGAGCGGTGGAAACAAGTTGGATGCACCGCGCCCAGAGCGACACAATTTACGCCATGCCCTCTCAACTTCACAAAGAATTAACTTGACAAACGACAAAATCTGATGTATAATAAATACATCAAGAGGGTAAGGACGAAAGGCCGCAGAGTGGGCTATGTTCCACTTGTGAGGGTTCAATTCCCTCCCTTCCCACCAGATTATAACAGAATCTTAACTTGACAAACGGTTGAGAATCTGATATAATAAATACACAACAGAGGAAGGAAAACCTCACAAACCAGAAAGGGAAACACTATGAAGAATACCATCACCCGCGTTGACGCTCTGAACTTCGCTATCGACACCATCAAGACCTTCCGCGAAAATGACACCGAAGTGTGTGATGTTCTCGTCAAGATTCGCGACGGTATCGCCAAGCCGCGCAAGGTCAGCGACGAAGCCAAGGCTAAGGCTAAGGCGAAGCGTGCGGATGCCCGCTCTGCTCTGATGGCGCAGGTTCTCCCCATCCTGCGTGATGCTCTGACCGAAGGCGGCACCGCCAAGGAAATCTTTGAGCGTTGCGCCGATGCGCTCCCCGAAGATTTCACCAGCGCCAAGGTGCAGTATATTCTGCTCCATGAACTAGCGGACGAGGTTGTTAAGACCGAAGCCAAGGGGAAGGCTAACACCTACATCCTGCGGTAAAAACAGAGGGCGAAAGCCCTCTGTTAATTTTTTGTTAAAAATCGGGCCGGCCAGCCATTTAACATAAAATTAACTTGACTTTCTGTTCCTGGAATGCTATAATAATTACATCAGGTGAAGGGAAACACCGAAAAACCAGAAAGGAAATCAATATGAGCAAGGCGATCAACATTTTCATGACGGACACGGAAACTGCGGGCGAAATTATGACGGCTTTGGTTTACGACTTTGGCGGCGGCATGACCACGTTGCGCTATGGCGGTCTGTCTAACACGATGGATTACATTAATTATAATGTATTCTATGAGAAGCAGGATATGATGGCAAGCGCATATTATGCCGACAAACTTCCCACCTATCGTGATGAGATTTGGGAAGGCAAGCGCGAAGTCTTTGATATTATGGAGATTCGGGAGCGCGTCCATAAATACTTCAAAGAAAATAACATCTCTGTTGTTTGCGCTCACAATGCCCGCTTTGACATCCGCGCTTTGAATAATTCAGTCCGCGAAGCCACGAACGGCGAAGTGAAGTATTTCTTCCCCTACGGCGTAGAGGTTTGGGACACCTTGAAGATGGCGCGGCAGGTTCTCGGCAAAATGCCCACCTATCGCAAATTTTGTGAGACTAATGGCTTTATGACCAAGCACGCCACGCCGCGCCCCCGCTACACCGCCGAAGTGATTTACAGGTTCATAACCAAAAACATCGACTTTGAAGAAGCCCACACGGGTTTGCGAGATGTGGAAATCGAAACTGAAATCCTCGCCTATTTGGTAAAACAGCACAAAAAGATGGACAAAGTTTTGTATCACGCCCCTAACAAGGCGTGATACTTTGTTATGATTATGTTAAGGCGCCGGCCGGCCAGGGCTTTACATACTTTTAACTTGACTTTTCTTAAATATAAGAGTATAATATATATAGAAAAAAGAAAGGGGATACCGATTATGGCTATCAACATTCAGCACACTTACACTACCCATGTTGAAATTTCCTTCCTTGACCGCGCCCACAACTACGCACTGAAAGAGCAGACCTGTGGTTCCATGGATGAAATCGCGGAGCACGTTTGTGAAGTTCTGGTTAAGCACGACTTCACTTCCGCGGATGTCATAGACGCATCGACTGGCGAACTCCTGCTGATTGTTGAGCGGACTTAACGTCCGCTTAACATTGGCCGGCCCGAATTGTTAAATCTATGTAAACCTATTGACTTCTCCTGGATTTTCTGCTATACTATATATGTCAGGAGGGGAAAGGAAATGAGGAAAAGCCTTTACAAGCGTATGGAAAAGAACACCACCGCGTGGGATTTGACCGCATCGTGCCGCCAGTTTGTTTTCAATAACGCCAATCGCCGCAAGTTGCGCCGCGAACTCCGCCGCAAATCGCGCAAAGCAATCAACCGATTCTTTAACAAAGACTTTACTTGACAAACCCCAAATTCTGTGATATAATCTAATCAAGAAGTGAAGGAAAACACTTAAAACCAGAAAGGGCCTACATTATGAAGATTTCCAAGGCTATCGTCGATTCCAACATCCGCACCGCTATCTTCTCCGCTCTGAACGTCGCCAACATCGAAGGTTTCCACAAGATTAACGACCGCCAGTATGGTTGCATCGTTGAAGATGTCAACGGCGACCGTCGCTATGCGCGTGTCGGTGTCATCGTTGCCGAACAGCGCGAGGACATGACCGCCGACGAACTGATGGCGTCCGAAATCGCGGACTACAACGCGAAGCAGGAAGCCAAGGCGAAGCGTGCCGCCGAGCGTGCCGAAAAGGCCGCGAAGGACAAGGCGAAGCGCGAAGCCGCGAAGGAAAAGGAAAAGGAAAAGGAAAAGGAAGGGGAGTAATCCCCTTCCACCCGAAGATTAATTTCATGTTAATTTTCGGGCCGGGCCAGAGCTTAACCAAATCTTAACTTGACTTTTCTATCTGCTAGGAGTATACTATATACAGAAAGAAACGAAAGGGGATTTCACAGTGCCTGTTTATGTTGTTTTCTCCACCTATTTCGAAAGCGGTGTTTTCGGACTCTACTCTTCTTTGAAGCGGGCGCGCCTTGCCTTCGAAGATTTCGCCGCGAAGGATGACGACATTGTTGCCTTCAATGACGAGAATAACTATGTTTATTCCTTCACGAACAAAAACGGACAGACCTTCACAGCAGAAATTGCGTGGGATGTTCTTGATTATGAATTTGGAACTGGTATCATTAAGGAGGATGAATAATTTATGAAGTGCCCTAATTGCGGCGGTATGATTTATTCAGTTGATACCCTTGACAGCGAATGGAACGTCAGTTCATACTTTGATATTGTCGAAGGTACTTGTTCTGAATGTCATAAGATATGGCGATGGGAAGAGGTTTACACTCTTACCAGTATACAAAACATCCACGAAATCGACCCCAACGACCGTCTTTGATGGTCGTTAACTTTATGTTAAGAAACGGGCCGGCCCGCAACTTTACACAAACTTTACACAAAATACGTTGATTCTTAACAGTCAAATATGGTATTATATATATACAAGAAACGAAAGGGGAACACACCTTATGAAAATCATCTTCGAAGTCGCTCTGTCTGTTTGGCTCACCTCGTCCCTGTTTATGCTCTACTTCTGGGGCACGGCTTTCATCGCCACCTATGCCCGCGATGGCAAGATTTTGCTGATGCCGTTCAGTCAGTTTCTCTACATCCACTTCTGCCCCATCGTCCACACCGTCAAGTGCTTCAAAATCATGCGGCGATACGCCGAACTGAAAAGAGAAAAACGCGGAGTGTAAACTTCGCGTTAATTTTCTGGCCGGCCCCATGTAAAGTCCAGGTTAAGAATCTGCCCGGGCAGTAGTGTAAATTCTATGTTAAGGTCTGGCCGGCCCGCAAATTTAACAAAAAGTCAACATTCTGATAATACCCGCTTAACACTACTATGGTATAATATCGGGGGAGGCACCAGTTAGTCGCAACTAACTCCGGTTAGTTTAGGCTATCGGACTTCGGACTTCCCCTCTTCAGTATAGCACACTTTATATTAAGAGTCAAGCATAGTTGTGTTAAGTTTAGGTTAAGTTTCACTTTAGCATAGTAGCATGGTAGCACTTTAGCATGGTAAATCCCTAAAGTCCTACTATTTGACTATACTATAAATTTATGTTATAATTATTTCAGAAAGGATAAGGAGGGGTTATAGTGCGTGGCAAGCTGGAAACGAACGGGCCAGCTGGAAAGCCGGCCCGCAAGCTGGAAGCTGGACAAGCTGGAAAATTCCTGGCCAGGCACGCGAGCTGGAAAGCTGGAACTTCTAGGAAAGCTGGAAAAATTTTTTAAAAAAATATCCCATTCTAGTATAACATAAATTATTTATTTTGTCAAATAAATAATTATTTTTTATTTTAAAATAAAATTTTTTTATTTATTAAAATAATTTAAAATAATTTAAAAATAATTAAAATACTTTTCTTTTGAGAAAATTCAAAAGGAGCTGAAAGCCAAATGAAAGAAGGTAAGCATTTATCAGATGCTTTAATAAATGAACAACAACAATATCAAAAAGGTAGATTAAATTTAATTGTCGCACAAACTGGCCAGGGCAAAACGACCGCCGCAATAAATACTATACCTGGCCAGCTGGGCATTCAGCCGCAACGCTGTCTCATTCTTATTGATACTACTATGGGAGAAGAAGAAAAGATAGCACTTGACGAATGTCAAATGTGGGGCGAAAAACTGGACAAGCCCTATATACTAAACTATCAAAAATTTGGCTCAATGGTAAAACGTGGCGAGCTAACCGCAGAAATGTTTGACTATATTTGCTGCGACGAAATTCATAATCTTATCAAATATGTAAGAATAGATGAAGCAAACATCTGGCGCCGTAATCCAGAAAGTACGCGCGAAGTAATCTGTCTAATTCTATCGCAAGAGTCACTTTCTTACGTAGCAATAGATACACTTCTTCACTGGGCAGAACTAAAAGGTATTTGGTGGTTTGGGCTAACGGCCACCGCAGATAACTTAGAAAAATGGGCTAGACTTAAATCCTACATTAACGAAATTCAAGTTCAAGAACAATTACTTGCCTATGAGGTGTTTCAGAAATATGAATATTCAGATGTTCACGTCTTACTTCGCGCAAATCCAGAAGTCAAGCGTCTTATCTTTGTGCCAACTATTGAACAAGGAGAACAATTCGCACGCGAAATCCAAGAAAACACTGGAAGAAAAGTTGTATGTCTCTGGTCGAAACACTCACTAAAACCAATGACAAATAATCAGCTAGCAATTGTCAGTCACTTACAACAAAGCCATAGTTACCCAGATGAAATC